GGCCATCCCCTTGCTCGATCATGCAGCCCTCACAATCTGCAGCCGTGGCACAAGCTGGTCTGCTAATTGCTCTCTGAGATAGTCCAGCGTCAGGGTGCCAGGCTGTCCCTGTAAATAAGTCGGCAGCGCTAGGTGCGCTGCATCTATGCTTGGGAAATACTTTGACTGATGCCGGCGCACTGGCACGCCGTACAGCTCGGCTATGTAGAACAGACCGCGCCCTTCCACGATAAGCCGGCTGATCTCACGATCTGCATCTGCCAGTGCCTCATCCCTGGTCACCGTAATCAGCTCCAACCAGTGCAGTCGCCGCCATCGGCCTGGCAAAGGTTGCCTTCATCGCTGAACAGCCAATCTTGTTGTGCATCCACAAAATCACGCAGCTCACTGAAAGTGCCTTTGTGCCGAAACCTCTTTCCGAACCGACGCTCGATGTTGATCCACCAGTCTGCACGCTCAGGCATATCGCGCATGATAGCAGCCAGCGTGGCTTCTGATTTGAGGAAGCACATATCGCAGTTGCCATGCGGTGTCTTACCGCCGACATTTATTAACTGGAGATCAAAGGGCTGGCTTTCCCAAAAGTCGGAGACGTGCCTTTTAGTGACGTGGGCCTGCACCAAAGGATACCAAAGTTGACCACACTCCTTGTTTTTGTAGTTTACGCGCTGAGTCTCGTCGCCTCGTATGCCGACAGCCGCGTGCCAGTCTTTCCAACCCTTGTCTTTGAGATAACGCTTCATCGTCCGAACCTTCAGCTCTGAACTACAAAAACGTGATCGCAGATTTGGTGGGAACTGCCGGTGTTCCAAGACACGCAAAAACGGCTCTCCGTTCCTACTGGCGCTGTTATGGTTCACGACATTGAATGTGGGATATCCATCGCGTTTTTGCGCGTCACCGGCGTAGTCATATTCAAGCCAGGTAATCGGCACCCCCCATCTCACACTGCACTCATTCACAAAGGAAAGGGTTTCTTCCATCTCTTTTCCGGTATTGGAAAACAGCACTTGTACCCGGTCGGGAAGATTACCGTTTGCTTCAAGGATTTGATGCAGCATGAACGCACTCGTCCGACCGCCACTGAAGCTGATCTGCACATTTCCGTCTGGCAGCTTGTATGGCTCAAGCATCGCTTGCCCCTTCATCAATCACCAAGTTTCCGTAGGCCATTTTGCCGGCCTGTTCATTTTCATCTTCATCTTCCGGCAGCTCTACATAGCCCCGGCCCTCACAGACAGGACATTGGCCAAAACCGGTGGTGAGGTCGCCGCCGCGCAGATAATCCGGCACAGCGATCTCGACCTCACACTCGCCCTGGGCATCGCAGTGTTCGCACTCCAGCACCTCGCGCCATTCACCTGGCACCGTTGAGATGCGGATCTTCCGCGCCAGCATGGTGCTGAAGCCCCTAGCCATCCTGGCCCCGCAGCAGCAGACAGAAGTCATCCAGGTCTAGCACCACCAGCTCAGGCCTGCGGTCAGCCTTCAGCACCAGCGCATCAGCCCCTTCCATCCAGTCATAAATTTGCTTGAAGCCGTTGGCGCGGCACTTGACCTCCAGCTCCCACTGGTCAACTGGCAGCGGGTCACCCTTACGGATCACCAGGTCGTTTTTGATGGCGGCACCGCCTGACAGCGGGACGCGGTAGCAATCCAGGCCGTTGGCTTCCAGCTTCTTACGGATGCTGTTCTCGGCCCTGTAGCCTTTATCGCGTGACGCCTTACCCATCAGCCTGCATTGGGAAGAAGTCGTTAGGTGTGACCTTCCCGCCAGTCAGGTTGATGATGCGCTGCATATAATCTGGGTTTGGCACAGACCGCCTCGGATCATCGAGGGGGTGGCACCAGCGCGTGACAGTGATGGTCTGTGGCACACCAAGCTGACGCGCCAGCAGCGATTTCGACCAACCCTGTTCATTTCGCCATTCATCTAAAGTCATGCACAGGACATTAACGTGCTTGACGTTCAGTGACAAGGTAGCTTATTGATGAATTAGCTTATCATTCAGCGACAGGGCAATTACAATGCTTTCTATGCCAAACAACCTGAACCAAATGATTCGTCAGGCTAATATGACAAAGCGAGAGGTTGCTGCCCTCAAGGGCATCACGCCTGAGAACTTGTCACGCCAGGTCAATGGCCACACAAACATCACATTGCAGGATGCAGAGCATTACGCCAAGATTTTGGGTTGCACAGCTCAAGACGTGCTGTTTGCGTTGCCCCCTGTTCCTATCATCGGTTACTGCAAAATAATACGCTGTGATCCAGAAGCGCATGATTGTGCACCATCAGGTGTCCGCATTGAGCGTGAGATCAGCGCTGGCAAAACGATGGGCAAGGTTTATCTGCAAACTTATATGCAAACCAATACAGCCGCCGTTCTTTGGTCGGCTGAGGACGGCTATTCAGGCCTTTGGGAACAATGGAAAAGCGCCGTGCATTTCATTGAGCGTGAGCCAATCGATAAAGGCTATGTGTCAGAGGCCGCAATCCAACACGAAGCCTATGCCTATTTGGAAAATCCTGTTCAAGAGTTCGGCGTTGATCGCCGGCTGGTCTGCGGAATTGTCTACCCAGAACCAGGTGGCGTTTATACCGTCCACAACAACGACACTGGCCTCGCAGTAAAAGGTCAAAAATTATTGTGGGCCGCTGCGTCTCTTTCAGTTTCTTTCAGGCCAAAATTACGCGGCCTCGACATAATCCTTGATGACTAAAATAAAATAGCTTGTCGATTTGCGACAAGGCATGATAAACCTCAAGACAAGGTGATTGTCTTGGGGTTTTTCTATGTCCTTCCCATTTGCGCCCACCTGGGCCACTGAAAAACATTATTTTCATCATTCCAACCCGGAATCCCGCCCTGTTTGTAAAACTTTTTACGACAAATGCGTCGTGCGCCCGCTTCTCAACCGTTGCTGGCAGATACTCAAAGACGAACTTGTAGGCGACAAAGAATACGCCAGGCAGATCATTAAGATCTTCAAAGACGACAACGCCAACATGGCGGCTGGTCGCATCACGCAGGACATTGCCAACAAGCACCTTGTCGATGACATGACGTTTGATGAAGCGTTGCGTCACGGTATGGCTGCAATGGATGAGTATCAGCCGCGTGACTGGGATCACGGCAAAGATGCTGACAAGGCGGCAATCAACCGAGATGAGCTGGCAAATGTAGCGCAGCACGCTGTAGAGGGCGTGATGGCGGCACATCGTGAGCTGGGCCTGAACCGCGTCACCGGCGAGAGCGAAGTGCTAACACGCTTGCCTGGCCTAGAGCTGCCCTATAGCGGGTTTCCAGACTTCAGCGGCCAGGTTGAGCTAAAGACCAAGTGGTCACGTTTCAGTGCAAAGGCTAAGTCAGGCAAGTCTGCCGCCAGCTTACCGCAGCAGCCAGACTGGTCGCACGTCTGCCAGGTCGCCGGCTACTGGTCTGCCACCGGCAAACCGCAGCTAATTGTTTACGCCAATGCCACCGGCCACCGCGTCTTCAGCGCCGCCAACTGCGACCGCCTCACCACTGAGGGTATGCAGGCCGCGCTGAACCAGATCACTGCGAAATGCCAGGTGCGTGAAAACCTTCTCAAGAAGGCAGATTCCGTTGAGGAGCTGCTGACACTGGTCGAGCCAGATTTCGGCCATTTCTGGGCTTGGGATGTCCGTCCCGAAGTTCTCAAACAAGCAAAAACAGCATGGGGGTTCAGATGAGTAGAAACCTTATATGGCTTCACGTTGATGAAGCTGGCCGACCTTTGCGTCCCTACAGCCGTCTGCGGGAGTTTCTGCGGATTATGGGCGTCGTGGTTGGCTGTCTTTTTGTCATGTTTTGCCTTTGGTGCTTTGTCGTCCTTCTTTCGTTGTTAGGGGGCTGAGATGGTGCAGCAAGATTTACTTGAATGGCCTGGTCGCGCCGGCCCCAACGTCCACAAGGACGCCAGAGATACTGAGATCGAGGCTGCTGAGTTTGTGGCCCCGAAAGTCACCGGCCTGCGGCTGAAGGCTCTCACAGCCCTCAGAGACGCGCCGGCAGGGCTGACCGGCAGTCAAGTGGCCCAGAAAATGGACGCATGGCTTTACAGCGTAAAGCCTCGCCTGACAGAGCTTGACCGGATGAAGCTGGTCGAAGACAGCCAGCGCCGCGAGAAGAACGACCGTGGCCGCAAAGAAGTCGTCTGGCAGATCACAGCAGCCGGTCGTGAGTTTTTGGAGACACTGAATGACTGAAAGCAGCAAAATAAATACTGCCATAGCAAAGGCAATGGGAGAGGTGCAAAAGCTGCCTAAGGATGACCGCAATGAACATGGGAACTACAGCTTTGCTTCAATCGACAAATTTCTTGATGCGTGCCGGCCGATTTGCGTAGCGCACGGCTTACACCCAAACATTGACGGCGTAGCCTCAGACACATTTCTGGCTGGCAACAATAAGCTCTGGGGCAAATTTAGCTACCGCATCACAATGCACCATGAGTCGGGTGAAAGCACTGAGCCATCCGGCATGGATGTGATGCTGCCCCTGACTGGGGCGCAGACCAGCGGTTCAGCTCAGAGCTACGCGCTGAAGCAATATTTGCGCGGCTTGCTGATGATCTCGACTGGTGAGGCTGACGATCCAGATTTTCACAAACCGGCACCGAAAGACGGTGTAGAGGCGTCACCAGCGCCGGCTGTTACGGAACCGGCAAGCGGGAAAAGCCCT